TTGCTACTTAATTCAGGAAGCGTAGGAATTACCGTAAACATTTTATCCACCGACGTAACATTCAGTCCATCCAATGTTACTTTATACAGTGGCATATCTGCTACCAAATCTCCAGACTGAATATCTCCCGTTTTATACGTCGGTACTGCTGCCGTGCTTGCATTTGGTGTTCCCTGAATAACCTTCAGCATCACCTCTTCTATTTTTGTTTCCTCGTTCTTATTATATCTCGCCACAATAAGATCAATCCGTTTCATTCCCTGTGATCCGTTTGCGATTGTCACCGGATCATAAGTATTTTTCTTAATCACCGCCGTGCATCCCTGGATCACCAATACTCCGTCTCTGACTTTGATTTCGTTATTTGATACCAGTTCTGCTGCCAGCTGTGAGCCAGTTTTAAGAACAAATGATCCAGTATCAAAAATTCCTTCATTGACATCCCGGTCCTGCTCTGCCGTAACATGCGGCTTTCCGGTATACCCTGTAATGATTTCCATCAGCTTTCTCCTTTCAATTTGTACTCAATCTTTTCTTCTCCATCCGTTATCTTCCAGATTTTCTTTCCAATTGGTTTCCGCATATATACTCCTGTCAAATAATCTCGACCGCCTACGATATCTCCAATATCTATCTCGTCTTCCAACGTTTCCAATGTCAGATCGTATTCTATGGAATTCTTCGCTTTCTCCAGCCGTTCCGTTCCACCCTTTAACAGATCCTCATATTCCGAACTTGAACTGTCGTAGATATCTGCAATCTCATCAACGCCTTGGAAGAACTGAGTCTGCCCTATTTTTCCGTTCTGGTCAACGTATAAATGGATTACCAGTCGATCTTTGAGCTCGCCTTTTCCGAGACAAATCATATGATTGATACCGCGCTGATTGTTATCCATCGTAAAGTATAGACCGTTGTCATTTGAAAACTCGCATTCCACCGAACGATCCCTAATCGGAACTGCGCTGATCACAACATATCCTGACTCTTCTTTTTCTCTTTGAAAAAACTTGATATCCAGTCTGTATCCTACCGACTGCAGCATCTTTTGCAGTCCCTCATAGAGCGTGCAATATCTGTCGAATTGATAGTCTTTTACTTGTACCCCTGTATCTGCATCACTTCCATAAAATAGCCCCGGGAACGCTTCCTTTACTTTTTCTCCCACGATCTCATTAAGTTCACCAGTTGCTGTTGCATAATCCTGTCCAGATTGCGGTTCAATGATCTTTTTCATCATCATTCCACGCCAGGTATATCCTTTCGCCGTAATGGTATTCGTCTTTGTGCTGGTTTTTATTTCCCGGACTATGCCTCCAAACTCTGTTTCCGGAACATAAAAAAAGCAGCCGTTCTCGACTGTTCCATCCCACTCTGACCTCTTATACTCAATCTCAAAATCATTCGTGGCTTCTTCTCCAATCTCCATATCAAGCGTTGTGTATACAACCCCAAGCTCTTTTCCTTTTGTGTCGGTATATATCAGATCCATTTCGGTGCACCCCTCTCTTTGTAAATGGTCAAATCGAACCCGAAAGTCCCATCCCAGTTAAGGATAAGTTCTCCCGAAGGAATCCGTTTAAATACACTGTTTTTCTTCTCTCTCTTTTCAAAAATACTTTGAATCGTTCCATTACTCAGATATTTCATCACTTTCTTTTCACGGCTCCTGATTACAATATATTCTCCTGCTTCTAAGGTGTCGTTTACCTGATACGGATAACCATTTACAATAATCTTCGGGTCTACACACGGACCATAGATTGTCATTTCAAAATTACTGTCCCTGTAATGGTCAATATACCAATTTTCTGTCCCGGATTTCGGTCTTGAATAATCATATAAATAATCATACGGATACTCCAGAAATGCATAGTCCTCTCTTCTCTCAGCTGAATCCGGATAAAAGCTTTTCTTTTCCTCCATCACCCATACCGGGTATGGAGCATATATTTTAGCCTCAATCCGTTCCATACGGGTACGGCTGTCTTTCGCGCCTATTTCACTTCCGATCACGAAACATTTTATTTTGTAACCGTTCAGAAAAAGCGTTCCCGGAAACTTTCTGAAGATATCTTCTTCACACAGATCCGCAAAACGGTTTGCGTTTTCTGCTCTTTCCCTTTTATCACCGAGGAAATCAATGATCACTTTATAGGTTGCTGCGTCTCTTCTGAACTCTTCAACTTTCCTTCCCTGTGCCTGTTTCGTATCTTCTACTTCCCATTCCGAATCATAAAGTCCGGATGTCCTGATTTTTGCGCGGATCTTTTTATCGCTTAATACAATTTCTTCCTGTGAACTTCCACTTAAATATTTAAGCATTAAATACCACACCCCAATCCGACAATGTTCTTGTAACTTCTCGTTCGCCCAGGTAGGCTCTGATCTGTAGATCTTTCACTGCGTCCTTTATAATGTTCCGAAGTGCTTTATACTGTGTATACTCGTTTTCAGCCATGTTTCCAAATGTCATGCTTGTACCGCTATAGTCAACCGCTTCTTTCACCGCATTCTGTGCCAGCAAAGAGTTTTCTGTCACACCATTTGCCAATCCCTGCATAGAATACTGTCCCATTCTCCAGAATACTTTCGATGGCGAATTGATTTCCAGTTTTTTCTTTGCCGTTGCGATTGCATCGCTTGCCACTCTGCTTGCCGCCGAGATAACTGCAGATCTTCCGTCCGAAATTCCATTCGCAAGACCAATAGAAAGATTATATCCATATAACTGCGTCTTTGATGCCGTACATTGTGCTGCAAACACATTGATTGCTCCACTCGCTACACTTCTTGCTTCCGTTTTTACATTTGATTCTCCATTTTTCATCCCCTGGACAAGTCCAAGATCTACGTTTTTCCCAGATTCTCTTGTCTTTTTCGATGGTGACTGACATCCCAAGCCATTATTTACCGCTTCAACCGTCTTGACTCCCAGATCTTTACCGGCAGCATTTGCTTTTTCCTGTGCATTCTGCATTCCCTGAACCAATCCCATCACGGTATTTGTCCCACTTTCCTGCATAACAGATGTAAGACCATCCATTCCTCCTGCAATATTGGCAGCTCCAGACGTAAGTAGCTGCTGTCCCCATTCATTTGTCATTCCCTGAATGTCCACACTCTGGCTCCAAAGGTCATTCGCTTTTTTCAGTTCTTCATCTGTCATGGAATTGAACGCTGCAACATACCCGGATCCCTGTGGTCCCATCTCTGACAACTTCTGCAAAATGCCCTGGTTAATTCCTCGATCAGCAAGAGCGGACAGATTTTGTTCCCATGCAGTCACGCCGTCTACCTGGCTTTGCATGTTTGCCAGCAAGTTCTCGGTCGAAATCTGCGTACCGGCATCAAACTCCTCAAACATATCCATCTGGGACTTCAGCGCACTCTGTACATTTTCCTGCATAGTAAGAACACTGTTTGTCACATTCACCGCCAGTTCCTGTTGTGATACTGACAAATTCTGATATGCTTCCAGTTCTTGACCTGCCATTGTAATACTGACCGAAGATTGCTCTGTCGCCTCAGTCTTTGCGCTGGTATTATTCTTTGTGGCTGCCGTATTATTGTTTGTCTCTTCCGTCATATCGGAGAGATAACTCATATACGGTTCCATCTCGGCGTTTGCTTCTTTGATTGCATCATTTATCTCTTTTTGACTGTCCTTTGCCGTTTGCTTCGCATCATTGAGTTCCCGTTCATCGTCAGCCATCTGTCTTAACGCCTCTGTAACTGTAACTATATTCCCGTTATACTCAATCGTTGCTTCTGACTGATCCTGTGTGGCAGCGTAAAGTTCATCAACATTATCTGCACCTTTTTTCAGTGCCTCGCTATACTTCTCCTGTGCTTCTTTCGTTGCCTCTGTCTTTTCCCTGAGTACATCATTTACTTCTGACCGCTTCGCTTCGATCGCCGCAAGCTTTTCTCCAATTTCGGAAACTTTGTTCTCTGCATCTGCTTTTTCAACTTCTGCATCCACCAGCTTTTCCACGCTGTCTTTCATTTTTTCCTGCGCAACCTGAATTTTCTGCATTTCCAAAGCACTCTTTATGTAGTTCTTCATCTCTTCCGAACTCATGCTTAATTTTCCGGTTGTCTCGTCAATCGCAAGTGACATTTCCGGAAACATGGTATTCAGTTCCATGACAATCGTTTTCATCCGGCTTTGCTGTTCTGTCGTCTGATTGGATTGTCCGGCAAGCTTTACAAGCTCATCTGTCAGGTTATTCGCCAGTGTTCCGCTTGCATTTACCTCTTCCATGGAAGAAGTCATATTCTGAGTTGCTTGTTTCAAGGCTTCGCTTGTTTCCGATGCTTTGTCCTTCAGCTCGGAAGTGGACTGTATCAGCTCGTCCGTTTCACTGGTCGCATCCCCCATTTTGGATGCCAACACAGCCGTTACTCCGATCAGCGCCGTTACTCCTGCCACAACCAGTATTGCCGGATTCGCAGCCAATACTGCATTAAATCCTGCCTGCGCTACAGTTGCCCCTTCTGTTGCTGCTGTCTGCGCCACGGTTGCCGCTGTCTGCGTTGCTGTAGCTGCCGCCTGTGCTTCCTGCGCCACAGTAGATGCTGCTTCTGCCGTTGTCGCTGCAGTTCGTATTCCAATCAGTTCCGCCGCCTTTTTTCCGAAATCAACCAGCGAGACCCCGGCATCTTTTACTTCAGAAATAAACTTTTTGCTCTTATTTACAACAAAAATACCACCGATTGCAGTTCCCGCAAGCTCTGCCACCGGAACAATCGTTTCAAGATTGTCTGCAACCAGTTTAATTCCTTTTTGTGCCATTGGAAGATATTTCACAAGTAATGGCTGTACAACATCCGCTTGCACCGTCCTTCCAAGAACCTTCCACTGGTTTGTGATACTGTCATACTTGATGTCCTTTACCTTTTCCATGGTTCCCTGGACATTTTTATAGGAATTATTTACGTTGTTCAGAGAAGTAATTACCTTCATGGCATTATCTTCTCCCAGCGCACTCCAGGTATCGCTTGCCAGTGTCAGTGCTTCCTGCTCATTCTTCATGCTTGCCAGATCAGAAATCACCGACTGGAACACTTCTTTTGTAGTTGCACTGCCATCATGCCACTTTTTAACAAGATCCTGTGTGCCGGCAGAAAATGATTTGATGTGATCATCTATTCTTCCGTCAGCAAGACTGTTTCCGAATTCCTTGACGTAGTCATTTACTTTATCCAGATTATATGCTCCGGAGTTTAAACCGTTTTCAAGGATTGCAAACATCTCTTCCGCTGAAAATCCAGCCTGCGCCCACAGAGAAGAATATTCCGTAAGATTATCCGCAAGTTCTCCGGATTTATTTAACCCGTTTTGAGCTCCTTTTGCCATCAAATCGAATGCAGTCTTACCATCGATCCCCATATTTGTCACCAGTGCATCTGCGCCTCTGATTGATTCGCTCAGATCCATCCCAAATACGTCTTCCAATGCCATTCCGTTCTGCAAGCTCTTTGATTTTTGTCGGATCTGTCTCATTCGTATACTGCTTCACCAACGCCATTGCACTTGCGGCTTCATCAATCGCATCTCCGTAACCACCTTTATACAGATTCTGCATTTCCTGTGAATAAGCTGCAGTTTCTCTTGCTGTTGCCCCTGTACTTGCCTGGAGTTTCTGCTGTGCATCTTGAAGCTCCAGCGTCCCCTGCACCGCATCTTTGAACACATTCGTTGCGAGACTTTTTCCGGCGTCTACCATTGTATTGATCAAGTTTGCCTTAATAATTTTCCCGGTACTGGTAATCTTTTCTGCAACATCATCTGTCTGTTTTCCAAACTTGTCAATACTTTTGGCGCACCCGTCTGTTGCTTTTTCTGCCTCTTCCAGATAGGCCGTATTCTCATTTACCGCTCTCGTTGCCTTGATTGTCTGTGCCTGTGCATTATTTAACTGCTTCTGCCAGTCCTCCACTCTGTTTCCGGCTCTTTGGTAAGTGGCTTCACCTTTTTCCACCTTTTCCGTTAATTCACTGACTGCTTCCTGCTGCCGTGATAACGCTTCTTCTGAAACATCCGAAGACTGTTTCATTTCATCCAGTGTGCTTTGTGCCTGTTCCAGCTTTGTGCGGTACTCCTGAAGTTCTGTTCCAACACGTGCATAATCTTCCTGTGCATGTGTCAAACCTTTCCTTACTGCCTCCTCTTTTTCTACCTGCTTATCTAGCGTCCTTGTCAGGACCTCATTCTTCTTACGCAATGTATCAACCGAGTTTGCATTTCCCGCCGTTTCCGCTTCTACAAGCTTCATTTCCGATTTCATTGTAGACAGGCTTTTATTGCACTGTGTCACCGCTGATCTGAATTCTTTTTCGCCATCGAGCGTAATGTATGCGCCCACTTTTTTCTTTGCCATTTCTTCTCTCCAAACCGGCATAAAAAAACCGCCTTCTCAGGCGGTTTTCATGCATCATCTACCAAAATCTTTTGCTATGCTTTCTTCTATGTATTTGTTCAATTCTTCTTTGACTTTTCGCTTTTCGCATAAATGCCGTCCCTTAATTCCCGGTGATGCAAATTCATCCAGTTTGAAATAAATATGCCGTGGGATATAAATAATCAGAGCCGTTATAAACGGAAGCGCCAGGCAGAACAGTTTTCCTGTTGTGGCGAACTCAAAAAGAGAGGCTGCCGTAACAGACAGGAGCGCTGTCGCAATATAAATATGCCGTTTTGCATAAAATACAAGTATTCTATATATCACCCATGCATATATCTTAACTTTCTGCATTTCCAGTCCTCCTCTTCTTTCTACATCATACCACATTTTTCTTTACAAATCCATCATTGAAGCAATTTTCTGCTGCTCAAAAACCTGTCTTCTCATCGTAATATTATGCATTTTCTTGAATTCTTCAAAAAGATCGCACCATTTACCGAAATACATATGTGCAACCTCTTTTTCCGTATATCCAATCCGCATCCCAATAAGTACCACCCACGCAAAGTTTATCGGTTCTGGTTCTCCGCCTTCCCCTGCGTGGTTGTCGCGTTTTTTCTCTCAAAACATCTTGAGAATTCCTGATGCAAGATTGTAGATAATTCTCTTGGGTTGAAATCAATCTGCCGGATCAGTGTTCGATCACTGATTTCCGGAATCTCCTCTTTGTTTTCTTCCCGTTTGATTGCGAGTCCCTCCTGAATGAACCATACCGCTGCCTCGTTGATAATCTTGATATCCGGCATCTTGTAATGTCCAACAAGAAGTCCGTCTTCATTTCTGACTTCTTCACCGTATTCATCCAGCTCCGGTACGAATCCATTCAGCATATTTTCATATTTTCCAAGATCCTCATACTTGTCCTGGATCTTTTCCAGGACAAGATTGTCACATTTCATAGGGTATTCTTTTCCAGATAATACGATCATATTCATTTCTTCAAACATTTTCCTGCCTCCGATTATTCTGTTACTCCAAACATCGTATTGATCCATTTCAGCGCATCTTCTTCTGAGCTGCAAGCCTCTGTTTCTTTCCATGATCCGTCATCCAGTCCAAGCGCTCTTCCCGAAATAGACGGTGTTTTATATTCAATAGAATCTCCTTTGGTTGAATAATCTTCTGACGGTTCCGTAAATTTTGCTTTTTTCAGAAAATTTCCAATAAAACTTCTGACTCCATCCACTTTTTCAACAGACACCCATGCCATTCCAACATAGTTTGCCTGGTCATCTACATTGAATTTTACATTTTTCTTTTCAGTACCAACCGTATGTCCAAACATTTTTTCGTGTGCTTCGATTGGAAGTGTACTGGTATTCAGTGTTACTTCCGCATAAGTAAACTCTTTGTCGTATTCCGCCTGCTTATCATCCGCATTTAGACTGCCTTCTGCATAATTCGGGTTTACCTGCAGTCCAATCGCCTTTCCGCAGGCAAAAGGCTTATCGTATTTTCCACTTTCTAACAATTTTGCAATAATTGGTTTTCTAAGTCCTACATATGCCATTTTATTCTTCCTTTCCGATTCCTGCCATTTCTTCCAGCCAGGAATCCGCTTCTTGCATTGTGTTAAATATTTCTTTTTTTCTCCATTGTCCGCCGTATGCCGGCACCGCTTTTCCTGATGCCTGCATTGTCACATACTTTAGTGCTTCTCCCCTTGTCTCTATGTCCTGTTCATCCTCTGTCAGCCGAACTTTATAGAGCCAGACTGCCACATAGTACGTTTTCCCATTACGCTTTTCTCTCACTCTGACTCCCAGACCAATGTATTCAGACAAATCTGTTTCATTCGATGCAGAACCAGTCTCTGATACTTCGAGTCCGAAAACTTCTTTTTCGGCCGTCTGGGTAATCTCCGAAGTTTCCAGCGTTACGGATGCATACGCAAACATTTCTTCCTCGTCTTCTGAATTGATGTCCCCGTATTCGCTAACATCTTCATATTTTGGATCAATTCTTATCCTTACAGCTGATCCATATCGAAATCCGTTTGAATACTGGATTCCATTTTCCGTCTCACTGTATTTCGCGCCGACAACGTGTGCCAATCCTGTATAAGCCATCAGTCTTCCTCCTCAATATAGCAAGAAAAGCACAAATGGTAATATTTTGTTTCTTTCTCGTATATGGAATCTATATCAGTCACCGTAAATCCTGCTTTTCGCAATAATTTACGAATCGTTTTTCTGTCATCCATATAGTCTTCCCGGGTATATAAATGGATCTGCATGTGCAATGTCCATTCCTGGTCTTCATCATCAGCAAAACATTCCGCTGAATCAATTTCCGGATTATATACGATATATTTCCCTGGCGGGGATTCATAAGGACAGCACAGTGGCCAGATATTCTCTGTGATTACTCCCAGTGTGTTCTCTATTTTCTGATTTACATTCACGGTCCTGTCACCTCGTCAAACTTCCTCTGCATTGCTTCCAGACATTCTCCTTCTGCATTCTGTACTGCTTTGGAAATAACTGGTCTTGCCTGCTGCTTTGTTGTTCCATAATTGAGATATGCCAGTTTCTCATTCCGGCGAACACCTTTTTTGTCTTTTCCGCTCGCTGTGATCGTTACATAATGGCCTCGTTCATTCTTTTCCGGTTTCCTTGATTTGATTGATCCGGCAAGATCTCCCGTTGCATACCCTCTGTTTGCCTCTGCCTGCACCTGGCCTTTCAATTCTCTTTCCAGAATCGGTGCCGCCGTCTCCAACATATCCGGCGCATACTCATCTAATTTACCAAGCCGGTCCAGTTCTTTCGCAAAATCATCAAATCCTATCGCCTGAAATCCCATCTTAACCACACGTTATTTCTACGAAAGATTTTCCTTTTTTGTAAGCACGGATAATGTCGTACTCTGCCTCTTCGTAGATCACCTTTCTTGCGTATTCTGGTTTTCCATCTTCTCCTGGATGTCTGCTTGCTTCCCAGTCATCTGTCCTGAGTTTCAGTATAATGCGGGCATTTACTCCTGCCCGCATAGATTCATATGCTTCCGCTCTGGTTACGGATTTTTCCATTGCATATACTTCAACAGAACATCTTTTTCTTTCCGGGAAACCATTTTCATTTTTACAGATTTTCTCCCAGATCAGTTCCGCCGTTTCCATTTTTCTTCTCCTTTGCATAATCCCCGGAAAGTGCCATGGAATCCCTCAGTTTTTCAAAGGCTGTCTGGAAGCGCTCTGTATTTTCATCATATCCGAAATTTGCTTTGCAATACAGAACCATTGCCTGATAGTACAGCGCATCCGTTGCCGGATCGCCGTACACACCAGTGTTTTCCAATTCCTTTACACACGCCAGTGCCAGTTCATTGATTTCTTCATCATTCCTGGTCCCGACACGTTTTTTCAGCCTCTCAATTATCCTTCCATCCATCTTAAGCCGCTTTCTTCTTCATGACTACAAGCGAATTCAGTTCCAGAGATTTTCCATCGCAGATCATAACCGCCTTTGTAATCTCATCTTCTGTATCATTGTCCTCATACTTTTTAACAGTCATTGCATAATTCGTATTGAACATATAATCAGACCAGTCATACAGGAATGCCACTGTAGTATCCGCTTCCGTTGCAGCTCCATAGCTATCCATATAGTCATTGAGCACGACTTTTCTTCCAAGAAGTGTGCGCTCCGGTTTTCCGTCAATTCCCTGGTTTACTCTTGCGATTGGCTGTCCGTTCGCATCCACTTCTCCGACAAATGCCATGAAGGTCTTTTTCGTCATATTCCAGACCGCACCATTTTCATACGCGAGCGGAAGTGCGGCTTCTGCTTCAACAAGTTTCTTGTATAAAGAATCTTTATCACCAACTTCGATGCTCTGTCCTTCCGGAGCTGTTTCATTTAAAATTCCTTTCGGTTTTCCTTCTCCATCTCCATTTACAATCGCTTCCTCCTGTGCTTTCACCATGGCTTCCGCAATGCTGTTTACAAATACAGTTTCAAATACAGTAAGCGACATGGTTACTGCTTCCAGTGTCATTGAAATTGCACATCTCAGCTTGAAACCTCTTATATCAATGTAGCCGGTTGTCTTTTTCTGTTTTTCACTTGTTCCACCTTCTGCAACCCATGTTGCAACCGGTTTTACGCTTGAAGCTGGAATTCTTGCGCCTGGTGCAAAAGTGGTCTTCGTAACCAGTGGAAGAATCATACCGATTGATTCCATTTTTTCAATAATACGGCTAATCAGAACCGGTGCAATGACAGAACCGATATCTCCCGTTTTAGTCGGTCCGGCTTCATTTTTGAACTTCTCCGGAATCTTTGTTCCATTGACTACATAATTCATGAAGGCAATTCGATATTCCTGAGAGTTATAAATATTTTCCGGTTCTGAAACTTTTGCTCCAAAATCAGCCTTGCTGCCATTCTGTTCAAATACATTTAACGGTTTCGGTTCTTCATTCAGTGCTTTGAAATTCGCCTGTGCCTGCGCAATCGCATCCCATTTCTCATCCAGATCCTTTACTTCATCCATTTTAGAATCTGCTTCCTTGATCTTCCCTTCATTGATCAGACCTTCCGCTTCATCCATCAGTTTTTTTCTCATCGCTTCATACTGCTTTTTGTTCATCTTTTTTCTCCCTTCAATTTTAAAAGTTTTAACTTCTGCAGTGCCACTTTATCCGGAACTTCCTCTCCGGATTCCATCATTTTTCTTGCCGCATTCATCTTTGTCTGATCCGGCAATTTGAACATAGGTCCTGCCACAAGCTGTAAGTTTGTTTCCTTTTCTTCAAACATAACCTTATCAATCAGTTTCTTTTCTTTCGCCTGATCTGCAGTCAGCCAGGTTTCATGCTCCATCATTTCGAGTGCCTCTTCCTGGCTCATTCCGCTCTTGGCAACATACGCTGTACTCAACGCATTGTCTGCTGTTCGCAGCGTTTCCGCCATATGTTCCATATCGCTGTGATTTCCTTCTGTGCCCGAAGAAACACAATGTACCATCATCAGTGCTGTCGGGGACATTTCACAATATCCTGCCATTGCCACAATCGATGCAGCACTGCAAGCCTGACCGGTAATATAGATTTTCACATCTGCCGCACACTGCCTAAGCATAGTGTAGATTTCAGATCCTACATCAATGATTCCTCCTGGAGAATTTATCATGACCTCCACTTCGTCACCCGGCTGAACATTTTTCAGCACATCTGTTACATCTTTCGGAGCTGTGCTGTCCGCGCCGAACCAGTCATAATACCACTTATAATCGTTCGGGATCATAACGCCTTTAATATCAATCCTGTATTTCATTCTTCTTATCGCCTCCTTCCGCAGAATCAAGTAATCTTGTTATAATTTCCGCAGTGACCATGTAATTTTTACTGTCCATTTTTCCCAAAGCTTCTTTCACCAGATTCACAACCTGCGTATCCAGTCTTCGTATCGGTTCGTCGCCACCCGGAATCGGAGCCATATTCAGCGTTGCTCTCCATTCATTCGGAAGCATTGCACCTCTGTCAACCATTGCTTGGAATGCCAGTTTTGTTGTAAGGCTTGCGCAGGAAAGATTGTTTGCTTCAAATTCGATTCGGTTTCCGAACCCCCGTTCCTTTCTGGTAAAGATTCCGGTTGTATAGGTCTGGTGCATCTGAACAACTTCCGGTTCTATCTCCGCTTCGTAATACGCATTCCATTCATCCTCGTTATAATCACTCTGGACAATTTTCTTGTTGGTATTGAAAAATGAATAGATTCTTTCGATTGTGCGATCCGTCTGTGCTGCATTTGGAACGTAATCTTTTGGTTCAATTCGCTCCACCTTTGCCTTCGCATCCACGCCAGCCGCCCCGAACGTATCCGTTTCAACAGCCAGATAATTTTCAACGAACTTCTCAACATTTCTCTTGATGTCCTCTTCCCTCATTGATGAACTGTAAGTCAGAAGCCACCGTATGATCCCGCTGTTCTTGATTGCGCGGATCATCCCTTTGTCAATCGTGCCGATCACATTCATCATCTGCGTAAGTGCCGGCGCAGGACTGTCTCCGAAAATATCATCTTCGTTGTAATCGTGGCGCAAATGGATGATATCTGCATACCGAAATGTCCCACTTTTCCCATTACGATACAAAAATTTCAGGAACAATTCACCCGAGCTGTCATACTTTGCTTCGGCAGACACACACGGGACTGGATACAACTGCACCGGTTTCTCGTTCTCATCCCGTACGATCAATATGAATGCATTATTATTCAAACATAACTGTGTAGCAACCTTTTCCTGCATCTGCTGTGCCGTCATATACGGGTTTGGTTCGGAAAGTAAAAATCTGATGTTCGCTTCCGTGTTTACCTTGATCCCGCCTTTCGGATCATCTCGGATATGTTTTCCAACCAGCTTTCCGATCGCTTTCACTTTCGGACGGATGCAGGCTCTTACAATATCACTTTCATATAACTTTCCATCCCACGCATAGTAATAATCACCTGTCATGGTAATCATCTTGATCATGTTATGCTCTGTTGCTTTTTCGTCTGTCTTTGTTGGTTCTCTTTTCCAAAATGGTTTCATGTTACCTCCACAAAAATAAGAGCCTCCTGGCTCTCTAAATCAATGACATATATTCATTTATGTTATCCTGCATCACTACATAGGCATCCAACAACGCCGCTGTTCCATCAATCCTTCTTCTTGGACTGCTTGTTTTGATCGGCTGTATGTTATCGTTTCTGTCAATATCTACTGCCGTATTGCACAAACACCATTTATCAACCGGATTGTTGTTATACACGATCAGCTTTCTTTCCAGATCAGCTCCAAGACACTTCATCGGCTGCGATAAAGTCTTTTTTCCCTGAATCACCGGTATCATTGCTGATTTTCCGAAATAGTCCTGCATATCTTCCACAAAATATTTTGCACTCCATGCATCATAGCCGAACATATTCAAATAAATATCTTGCTTTTCCTGTATTTCTACAAACCATGCTTTTACATCTCTGTAGGAAATCTTGTTTCCTGGACACGTCCGCACATATCCTTTTTCTATCCAGATATCGTATGGTACTTTGTCCTCTGTCACATGTTTGTCTACCAGTTCTTCTGGAATCCAGTACATGGAAATTACATAAATATGTTCATCATTCGGAACTTTAAACAATACTTTCGCTGCTGTTAAATCCGTTGTAGACGACAGATCGACTCCGCCGATTCCATATCTCGGCTTTAACACTTCCAGATCGTACTTTTCCGGATTATTCGCCTGTTCAAATGTGAGCCATGCCTCTGATGAAGTTTCCCTGATGTTGAACTCTTTACAAAGCAGATTTTTAACCATGATCGGATTTTTCTTGGCTTTTTCCACCTTGTCTTTCAAAGTTTTGGCATTCTTGATCGTTCCAAGTCCCGGATTTGCTTTCATCCAGCATTCTTCCTGCGTCCACTCTTTCCGATTGTCCAATTCATAAATAAATGCAATCAGATGTTCGTCTTTGTAGCCATCTGGATCAAAATATCCATTGATCACATTCTCTGCCTCTTCATACTTTTGATCATAGATATCTTCCCGGATAGTTCCGGCTGTTGAAGTAATGCTGATCAGCGGCTGTTCCCTCGCTGTGATTCCATCCGCCATGATATCATACAAGGCTTTCCCCTGTTTCCACTGGTGGATCTCGTCCATTAGAACACAATGGATATTAAGACCATCCAGAGTATCACTATCTGAAGCCAAAGGTTTGAATACACCATCATTGAACTCTGTCGTAAGTTCTGCCACCAGAGGTTTCACTCTTCTCAGAAGTGATGGTGATTTCTTTACCATTCTTTTTGATTCCAACCAGATAATCTTACTCTGATCTTTCTTAGTGGCAACCGCATATACTTCCGGTCCCATTTCTCCATCAGCAGTAAGCATATAAAGACCAACTACAGATGCCAGAAGAGATTTTCCGTTTTTCTTTCCCACAATCAAGATCGATTCCCGGTATTTCCGATTGCCCTCAATATCAATAAATCCAAACACTGTTGCGAGATAAGCTTTTTCCCACAATTCAAGCAAAACTCTTTTCCCACCAAATTTTCCTTTGGAATGTCTGCAATAATTTTCAGCAAACTCGATCACATGATTTGCTCGCTTAGGACTGTAATAATATTCTCCTGGGTTTTGAATATCATAAACAACTTTCTTGTAAGTCCGATACACCTTATTCGATACAATAATTTCTTTGTTCTGGATCTTTTCCCAGTATTCCAGAATCGGATTGTATTCCTCAGGGTATCTAATCATCCCTGCCATTTACAAAATCCTCGAATCCATCATTTGTCTTGGTCGCCACCTGCTCTTTCGGTACCAAATCCGTCAGCTGCTTTATGACAGCCATATAGTTTTTGATCATTGTATTATATATTTCAACTTCTGCAGACTTCTTGACGCCTTTCTGGTTCGCACCATTCTGGTATTCTTCTGTGTAACCTTTTTCGGCAATCTTTTGTCGCAATTCATGTAGAGAAGCACCCATGAAAGCAGCCTCTTCTACGAGATTTTCTGTTGCTTTTTTTGTTTTTTCATCAAGCTTTTTATAGATTCCGCCAAGTTTTCTTTTCTCGGCCGCAATAATCTGTTCTTTGGTTTTCCCCTCGTATTTCGCCACTTTTCCCGGTTTCTCCTTCCTTTTTTCGTTTATTTTTTTCACCATTACCTACACCCCCTCACGCGCGCGACCTGCGTGTTGCATGGAGGTAGGACTGTGGTCAGCCGTGATTTTTTACAAATTATTTTTCAGGGGGGAGTACGACCATTTCCCCCTCGCTATCGAATTCATATTTCACAAGACCGTCCGCCGGTCCATCTTTCATATTTTCTTTTTGATGGCAGATATGGCAGTCATACTTTAGATTATTAAATCCTAACGCAATGTCCAAGTCACTGATGTTGTCCGGCGTCAGTTCTATCTTGTGATGTACGATGTATCCTGGTACTTCATGACAGGTCTCACACATTCCGCCGTCAATCGATATTCTCTTTGCTATGTATGCTCTTCTACAATCCTTCCATCTCTTTGAATTGTAGAACGCTCTTGCAAATTCTTTTGCCATTCATCTCTACCTTCTATTCATTACAGTTGCAAGCTCACCAAAAAGGCTTGATAATTCCAAGCAGTCTTCTTTTGTGAGTTGGTGAGAAAAATAATCATCACACTGTTCATTCAGATAAACTGCATTGTTTTCAAAGCATATTGAAAATATTCTATCTTCTTTCATCTTGTCCAACAGGCATTTATGTTTATCAATTATCTCTTCTCTATCCATGGTTTCTTTCCTCTGACGGTTTCTGTATCTGTAATAAGGAGTTCTAAAAAAGTAATTGCAACAAACAAATGTACTGATGTATGAATAAATTCTTTCCAGAGTAAACCGCCAAACCTCTTTCCGGAATTCACGGCAAAGAAAAAGGCAACAATCTTTCGACTGCTGCCCTGTTCATCTCTTTACCTGAATACACTATACCACAGACCAAGTGTATCATTCTATATCATCTTGAAGTTTTTTAGTGCTTCTGAATGTTTCCGGTGTACTTGTGCCCACTCATATCCTGTCTTTCTGCAGATATCCTTCCACCTCATAAGATCTATGTAGCAGTAAGTCAGTACATCTTTCTCTGTCTCATCTTCCATCTGCTCAATTCTTTCCCTGATCTCAGTCCGGATCCTGACTCTTTTCTTCCTCTGTTCCACCAGTTTCCGTTCCTGTTCGTCTACTTCTGCCATATAATCCGACAGATCGGAAAGGCTGCTGCTTTTTGGCATCCCATCTGCTGCCAGTGCTCCCGGAAGCATCCGATCCAGCTTTAAGCGTTCCAACTCTTCCTCGATCCGCTTCTCCTGGCGTAATGCTTTGCCGTACTGTTTCAGGTATTCCTTTTTCTTCTCGTTCTCTTCTCTCACTGTTTCCATCGGTATACCCTCCCCGTCTTCCTGTCCCTTAATACTAAGATCTCGAATCCTAACAAGCTTGCTATATCCTTTAATGCTTTGTGCGCTTCCTTTACATGGTGTGGAATCCGGCTTGCGTCCTGGATGGCTTTGCCTGCTGTCGGATCGCAGTATCCTTCTTTGTTCTTGTACAATGTTTCTTCCTCCACTCTGTCAGATATTGCTCTTGTTCTTCGTCTTCTCGTTCCCGAGCTATCTCTTTGTATGTCTTTTCCATACCGTTACTCCGATATTGCTGGGATACAAAACGCCCATAAGCACCACGCTGATCCGGTCCATTTCATTGCTATCAATATGGTTATTGCCATTATCATCCAGATACAAATCTTTTTTACCGCATACATTGTATATTTATCTTCTTCCATTATCCTTTATACCTTTCCGGGAGCAGCATCCACGCCACAACCTTATACGGTTCTCCCTGTTCATCGAACCAGACACCAGTCTGGGAATAATACAGCGTTGTTGCCTTATCAGCTCCCTCGATCGTGACCAGAAACTCCGCTGCATATGCATGCCGGACATAAGCCTCAATAAATTCCCGTTGATCTGGGAGTCTTTCTGTTGTTGGAATCCATCCGTTACTCATTATTCTCTGCCTTTCTTCATGTAATCGCGGCAAATAATAGTGCTTCTTTGATCTTTCTGTTGTTCTGACTTGTCATGGATATTTCCTACTACTTCAGCATCAACCATTTTTATCCAGAACCCCAGATCTTTTCTAAAATCTCTTTTCTCGTCCCAGTCTACATAAAATCCGACATGGCAAGTCGTTGTACTGTCAAAGCAACTCTGATATTTGCCAAATTTTACAGGAGCATAATAATCACCATAATGGTGTTCAATAATGTCGTTCTCCCATATCTTCCTTCCCTTCTTGTCTGTAAGTCCGGTGTATTGACAGATCGTATCCGAATCAACAAGATAGCCATTCTGTATGCACATATCTGCATTTTTAATGTCATATATGAACCATTCGCCATACCTTTGAACCACATATCCCTCAACCCATTCGCCACCGTCAACTTTTTTCGCTCTAAAAAGAATCTCTCTATTCATCTTCTATATCCTCTCTACGTATAAATGCATCAAAATCTAAATCTTTTTGCATGACTCTTCCATTCTCAAATGGATAACTTCCATTCATCATTGCTTTTACGTCTTGCAATTCTGCTATGAGTACATCTATACTTTCTGTCTTCGTGAATGTCAGGATAACTTCCGCCTGATCTACATTCCATGTATCTTCGACCGAAACTCTTTCCCCTATCTTATGTGGTTCCTGTGTGATGCAGCACAGTGCTCCAATATCACCACTCAAAGCACCAGTCATTCTGACATCGCCTGTTCCGAACTCCATTTTTGCTTTGCCTTTAATCATTGGTTTTTCCCCCTTTTCTTTCATGTGCTTCAGAATAGTTTTCGCACATCAGGCATACTTCTTTTTCAGTCATTGTTGCCACCTTTCTTGTATGGTTTTGGAAGCGGCATCCATGCTTTTATATCTTTCCAATCGTTTCCACTTTCCAAACAATGTCCTACAATATCCATGCAGTTCTCATCGGTCCATACCCTTTTTCCGTCTGTTACTATTATTTCTTCACCATCTTCCGGCATCGGGCAGTCCAGATAATAGACTATATCATCCGGTATTCCTTCCTCTTCCCGTTCGGCATCCAATATCATATGCCATTTCACCGGAATCCATTTCAAGATCATTCCAGTCTCTTCTAAATCCTCATATTCTGCCAGCTTATTACAGCACGCCTGGTGTCCGTTTTTTTTCAAATCCATTCTTGGTATAGCGTGTCGGTCTTCTCCTTCGCCAATCCATTCTGTCAATCTATCCATTGTTACCCCTTTCTGCGCCATGATTCCACGCCTTCCATTCCTGCTTTACCAATCAACTGCTGCCACTCCCAGTTTATATACGATCTCACTATCCCTTTCTGGTTTCTGACCTGCACATGGTGTGGATAGATTCCAAGGATCGTGACCTTTTCCGTAGCAAGTCTGGTCTTGCCTCCCTTCTGGGAGATCCTGCGCCTTAATTGTACTTTATCTCCAACTTTCATTTTTTTGTTCCTTTCCGTCTTACCTTGCGCATTTTCTTCGTTACTGGATAGATGAACGCCCGCATATTGCCTGGTTTAGTCATCTTCCTCTTCATCTTTCTCACTCTCCCGGTTCTCTAAAATGATTCCATTTGCACAGATACCGCCGTCTGCTTTGATCAGGATGTATTCTTCACCATCAATCACTCTGGTTGATACCAGATCCGTCCGATCAGCATTTACGGTCACATGCGCATCCGGAAGTCCGATTTCAAATCTCTTCGTATTTACGGTGTTCTCTGTGTCAATCTCGGCAATATTGCAGCCTTTGGCACTTTCTGCTGCCGCCTCCGGATCAATCCCAATGTTTTTCAAGACATTCTCTATCTCGCTTGCTTTCAGCCTTCTATCTTCTGAATCCGATTTAATATCCTTGATTCTTCCAAGTGAATGATACAGATCTTTCGCCTGTTCCAGGCTCACTTTTCCGTTCACTGCATTTAAGCTTTCCCTAAATGCTATTTTCTGTTCTTCCGGCGTAGACGGTAATTTACACCATAAGGTCTGTGTGATCAATCCTTTGTCCGGATCGTTCGGACGTTTGCTATAGTACCAGACATGATCCAGATCACTGTGACGGTCTGTGAATGCTGGATATAAAAATCCCTGCGTCGGCATGCTTACCACCCAGTCCCTTGTCCGTTCCTGAACGTCTGCCAGCTCCGGTGCATAGGATAATCCTGCTGCCGATAATCCTACCGGACATAAGCAACCAATCATATACCGGTAAACCTCTTCGCTTTCATACAGATCAGTTCCATCTGTGGCAATCTTCGGGATATCATAGATTCCGCTGGCGATCAGGATTAAGGTGTATGTTTTGTTCGATACATCTATGGACTCTGCAATTTCTTCCAAGAAGATCTGACGCACTTCATCGTCCTTCAGCTCTGTATTTGCAATGGCATTTAAATATCTGGCTCTTTCTTTGTCCAGAAAATCCAACTGGAACATATTTTTTCCCGGCTTTCCAGATAAGACCTTTTCGAAAATATCCAAATATTTGAACTGCTCTGTTTCCGGAATATTTAAAAATGTCTTTGTAAACTCCAACCGACAGTCCCTGTTATTGTCTACGATATAACCTGTTATCTTGGTGATGTTGCATAATTCTATCCTCATGTTTCTTTTAAGCTCAAACAGCTCTTTCTTCATGTCGCTCCTTTCTGGCTGCCGCACCGGGCAGCCATGCACTCTGCGAAATTGTGATATATTAACTTCCTGTGGTGCCTATAAATAATTCTTTCCGGCGTTTTTCATCCATTCTTCCCTTGTATGGGTTCTTTCGTAAACCTCCTGGGCTTTCGCCATCAGGATCCGTGCGTTCTTGGCATTGTTATGGACTGCTGCCGGTCCGTTCCGATGATGTTCCAGGCAGAGATTGACTTTTAACCCTTCCGCCTCTGCAAATGCATGGGTGTTGCCAAACAATACATGATGCTCTTCCAGATATGGCTTGTATGTAAAATCTCCATCCAGTAACATGCACAGATAGCACCGACGATCGCCTTTTGGCTGCATAATGCTTTTTTTATGCTTCTTACGTTTCTTCTTGGTTGGTTTCGGAAACATCATATTCACCAGATAACACCTCCCCGTTTTGATCTACTTTTTCGTTTAAATACAGATACCATTCCTGTGAACTGTGTACTTTTTGGGTTGTCTCTGCAAGGTACAAAGCCGCATGATACAAGGGAATTGTCTGGAGATATTCCCGGCGGGTTAATTTGATTTTGGGAAATGTGGCCAGATATTCTTCTACGGTTATATTTTTCGGGCAGGCATCCGGTTTCCAGTCTTCTACACTTAACTGCTCCATCTTAAGACTCCTTTTTGTATAGCTCATGGTTGCCGTAAACCAAATCCGCCTCTTCTCTTTCATAACTCCAGCCATAACGCATTAAGATTTTGAAGCATTCCTGGTATCTCTTTCCGGCATCCTCTTTGTATTCTCCGGAATACTCTACTAAATCCCCGGTATAATCATCCATCATGTTGTTCATTGCAATCAGGAGCAACACCTGCGTATCCAGTGTTTGTATTTTTTCTTCTGCTTCTTCCTTTTCTTTCTCATCCGCATCATACAGGCTTTTCCCGGTAAAAAATCTTAGAACCATTCCATTTCCTAACCAACAGGACTTCTCCATCATGTTCCGAATCATCTTTTCAATGATTTTCTGGCGTTCCTCATCTTTTAACAGTTCGATCTTTCCGTCTACTATTGTCCGGATGAATTCTTTTTTTCTTTCATTCATTTTTTTCTGTAAAGTTTTCAACTGCTTTATCTTTTTTCTCTGCCTGTCCCATTCCGTTTCAACCTTTTCAGATTTCGGGAGTTTTTTCACTACATCAATCCCATTCCAACCATCCAGATAATACAGTTCTTTTCCGCGGATATTGATTTTCTTTGGTGGCTCTTTATCCAGGCTGAACGTTTTTACATCTTTCAGCTCTGCCGTATACTTCTTTTTTTCTATCTCCTTTGTGGCTTTCTTGATTCCTGCTTCCTCCAGAAGCTCAACAATAATTTTTTTGTTCTTCTCCCTCTCTTTGTTTTTAATCTCCGCTTCTACTTTCCACTTAATCTGTCTTGAGTCTGCAGCATCTTTCAATATTCTGTTCCTTGTTTCAACATCTTCGATTCTCGACAGTTCGGCGAGATCTTTTAGGTTCAGCTGATATGCCCCGTCTTCATCCGTCTTTTCCTTCACCAGCTCCGGGTCGAGCTTCGCAATCTCCAGCCTCCGGCGCACGGTTGTCCTGGAGAATCCTGTCTTCTCTGCAATCTGTTCTTCTGTATCTCCAAGATCTAACATCATCTGGAAGCCTTCCGCCTGTTCCAGGACCGTCAGATCGATGCGCTGCATATTCTCTTCCAGCATGGTTCCGACCTGGTCTTTGTAGCTCATGTCCTGCACGATCCGGCACGGATACATAGTTACGCCTGCCATTTTTCCGGCAGCGAACCGGCGGTGCCCGATGATCAGCGTGTATCCTTCTTCATGGTGCGCCCGGTTTTCATCCCAGTGCCCCGGAACGACCGTAAGGTTCTGCATAATTCCTTTCTTCTTGATTGACTCACTCAGCTCCGTCAGATCACCCAGGTCTTTTCGTGGGTTATCCGGATGCTGGTGAATCAGCTTGGCGTTGATGTTCGTGATCCCACTGGTTGTCATTTCAAATTTCTCTCTTTCTCGGTATTTTCAAGGTTTTCTCCTGTTTTTATCTCATTTTGGACTGTAGTCTATCGGAATACCGTGTAGACTCGGAAAATTCAAGGGTTACACAGTGTTTTTCCATCTGCTCCGACAGCTCCTGCCAGAGCTCTTTGTTTTTTATCTCTTTTCCATGTGGTCTGCGCCACTCTTCCCGTTTCCATTTGTCCATATTTCCTTCGTTTATGGTAGTGACCAGGAACTGATCCGGCGTGTAGACAGTCACTTCACACGGTCGGAGCATCTTTAGACCGACAAGGATAGCGATCATGCTCATTCTGTGGTAGGTCGTGTTCTGTTCCGTTTCGATCTGTGCTTTCACCGCCGGTCCTTTCTTAGTCTCGCATTCTACCAGAGCGATGCACTTTCCGTTTTTTGCGGTTGGTCCCCGGAAGTTTACTTCCGTGAACAGTTCTATCTTCATCTTCCGTCCTCCTTATCCGGATCATTTCATAATGCCGATATGGAAATCCGGTTGCTTTGTTGATTCCTTCAAAATAGGTGTCCTTTACTATGTAGTATCCTTTTTTCGGTCTCGGTTCTTTTTGCCACCGGTACAGAATATCCGTCTCCGGTTCCGGAAGCGGCATATTTCTGGATCTTGAAAAACTCGCTTCTTTGATCTTGTGATCCAGAACACCGTCCTCCACATATTTTTTCTGTGTTTTCTCATTTTTTGTGATGTACTGGGCGAGTTTCCGGAACTCTCCTTTTTCGTATAGCAACTGCTTATTCCGAACCTTCCCATGCTTCCAAGCTGCAGCTATGATCAGATCGGTATCCTGGATTCGGTTCAGAACTACATGAACATGCCAGTTGCCAGACGGCGTGCATTCAATATTCCGGAGCCACCGGAGTTCCTCGCCACGTTTCCGGTATTCTTTCTTGCAATATTTATAAAAATCTTCAAAATCTTTTACCGCTTGCTTCATGTCCGCCGGACGTTCTTCTTTCGGATATGTGAGAGTGAAGAAGTAATCATTCACCTTGAAGTACATCCGGAGTCTGTGACGTGCTTTCCTTTCCCTGGTCCATTGGTTGACCTGCTCCACTTCCTCCGGTGTGGCTTTCTTCTTTTTGGCTCTCTTCTCTCCCGGTGCTCCATATCTTCCATCCAGATATTCCTGTCTCTCTATTACGTTTCCCAAATCGTATGTCACTCGTCTGATTCTCATAGCGTGTCCTCATAACTTTAATAGTCTTATCAAGTTATTAAAAAGGGCAGTCGCCCTGTAAATACTTGACTTTCCCGCCGCTAAAAGGTACACTATAAGTGCTTAGATTATTCGTGTACCTTTATGGTTGCGGCGCTTGCGATATTTCTTTTCGCAAGCGTTTTTTATTCTTCTTTTAAGTACGAAAAATTCATTTTCAGGAATACCATCAGAGCTTCCGCATCATCCGGTGCTTCAATATCTTCTCCGGCTGCAATTGCAAATACAACGTCTCCTAAGATTGGCCATCCGTGCCTGTCTGCATCGTAGAAATAGCTTCCCAGACGATTTACTTCTTTCTGTTTCATTATTCCGTCTTCATCCACCAGCATGATCATTGGCATTTTAAACGTCTCATACAAGGTTTTTGTGCTTACAGTTTCAAAATGCCCGCCTACTGCTTTCTGCAGATCACGGAAATCATCAAAATCTACATTTATTACCGAAATGATATTATCCGGTGTTACTTTTACTGTTTTCACTGCTTGTCCTCCAATACTACTGTTTTTCTGCCTGCTTCTTTCAGGCTGTCTACATATTGCTCTAAATACGGGATCGCGTTCTGTTTGAAATACTCAGAATCACGGTTGACTTTTTCTGTCGATTTCAGAATCTCTATCCATTCATCCAGCTTCTCCACTCTGATCCGCCTTTTACGCTGCTTCTCTTCTGGCACGCTCCCTCGCCTCCCTTATTTTTCTTTTCCGGTACCGGTATTCCAACATTCGGAAGTATTCATGTGCATATGCTCCGACAGCAAATACTGCGAGTCCAAGAGCTTCATACAAATAAAACAGTTCTTGCTGTTCTACCGAACATCCACCAACCATACACATAAACCCAAAAACAATAGTCACTTTACTTAATGTCTTTGCAATCTTATAAAACATTTCTCATCCCTCCTTTACTTGTCCAACTGGTACCGCTTACGCGGTTTTCTCAATGGTATATGTAATTTTCACTTTTTCCTGTTCTTCCAATAAAGAAATCATCACCTGCATAATTTTTTCGATATCAGGTTTCATGCTTACCACCTACTTTCTATTGAAGTTTATGCGGTGCTGGTTGTACTTGTTGATTTGTCCCGCTCTTGTCTGGTATAATTTTCTAAAAAATAGCGAAAGGACAATGCAGTATGAAATATCTTATAAACACAACTTATTTAAGCGACTCTCAAAAACGTATGGAAAATGTCGAATTGTCTTCTTCCTGCCCTTGCTGTGGGGTTTCTCTTTTTCCAGATCTTCTTTATGCAGTATGTGTTGATCACGATGATACGGAAGAGGACATTGTTTATACTTTCAATCACTGTCAAAATTGTGATGAATGTTTTATTTCCAAACACCCATTCGACGAAGAAAACGGAGATGGTTTTATTTACGCATCAAGTTCTCCCGTCAAATCCTGTGAACAGAATTTTTCCGAAGCGATTACTTCGCTTTCCCCTGATTTTGTATCTATTTATACACAAGCTGCTCTCGCTGAGTCGCTGGGATTAGATCAAATTTGTGGTATTGGTTATCGCAAAGCCATTGAATTTTTAGTTAAAGACTATACCATTCATAAATCTCCGAATTCCAAGGACGCTATCCTCAAAGCAACTCTTGGCGCATGTATCTCAAATTACATTAAAGATGATCGTCTTACCACTCTCGCCCGTGCTGCAACCTGGCTCGGCAACGATGAAACCCACTATGTACGACAGCATCCCGACTACACACTTAAGGAATTAAAAGCCTTTGCCGATGCCTTTATTACATTTATAGATGCTGATTTGGCATACGAAGCTGCTTTAAAATTAGTTACTCCTTAGGATCTTTTCCTCCCATCAATATTTGCTCTGAAATCAGTTCTCCTTCTAAAGTCCAGTATCTTCTCACGCTGCATACTGGACTTTCTTCTGTCCCTTTTCCCTCTACAGTTTCTGTTCTGATTACTTTTACAATTTCTGCTTTCATACTTTTTGCTTTCATCTACTCTCACCTCACTTTTCTACTCACTGTTTTCATCTGTTGCAAATAATTCGGTTTTCTCCTATACTTTTAAACACAGGCACTGCCATGCCGAGTTTTATGAAAGGAGTTCCTCCATGCCTGAAATCGACTTAACAATTTCAATAAGCGTTATCCTCGCCGTTTGTGCTATTATTTCGCCAATAGCAACCACTCTTATTAACAACCGATATCAATTGAAATTAAAGGATCTTGAATATCAACAAAAAGAAAAGGAGTCATCCTTTTTCTACCGGCGAGGTGTTTATGAAGATTATTTACGTTGCACTGGCAAATGCATAGCTCATCCCACAAGAGAAAACATTCAAGAATATGGAAAAATCTACGCTCTTGCACTAATATATTTTCCTGAAAACCTTATAGCTGATCTCGAATCCCTGCATACAGAAATATATGAAGAGCGCTGGGACTCAGCAAATTCAGGATTGAATAAAATAGCGCCTAAGATACGTACCATACTACAAAGCATGTAAGAATAACACATATTGCTGCAACCCATACAGGATATATCTTGTCTTCTGGTTGCAGCTTTTTCATTATCACAATACCGGCACTCCCTATGAGGTAAACTAATACCAGCAAAGCGCAAATGTTCATTTTCCTCACCTCACTCTCTGATTCTCCGCACAAAGCGCATATCTTCTTTCAGTGCTTTCTTTGCCACTTCATCACTTCTTTCGTTGCCCTTTTTGTTAAATTCCCCTATACTTTAATTACAGGCACTGCCATGCCAAGTATTTACGAAAGGAGGCTTTCCATGACATTCGATTTAGATTTAACAATTGCCGGAATTTTATCAATAAGCTCCATTATTTCATCAGTTGGAATTGCAATCGTTAATAACAAACATCAAGCAAAAATCCATGAAGATAACTTATCGCACGATCAGCAAATTCGAAAATTAGAACTCTTACAGCAAGCCGAATCTATTCAGCTAAACACTTACTATTCTGATAAGAAAAAAGTTTTTGCCGATTTTATCAAAGCTGCGAATGGCTATATATCAAACTCCAGTTATTTTTCTTCTCTTGCTGCTGTTACTGCCAGCGCAAATAATGCGCTTCTTTATTGCAATGATGAAAGCCGAAAAGGGTTGCTTGATTTCATTGATTATGTTGGCTCAAACTTTACTACTTCTGGTATCTCTGAAAGTAACTTATCAGAATACAATGCCAAATTGATTTCAGTGTGTTTGATTCTGCAAAAAGATCTGGAAGAAACCAAACCTTCTTTTTTGTTTGAACCTACGAAATAAGTTTAAGAGCCACCAAAAGCATATACACAACTACGGTAAGTCCAATCCACACAGTATATATCTTATTGTGTGGCTCTAATTTTTGTGTTATTGCTATGCCAGCAATTGCAAACACCCAAACGATTGCCGTCATAATAATTTCAGATGTTTTTATCTTTCCTCATCTCACTCTCTGTTCCTGTGCTTCTGCTTCTTTCTGCCGCATCAGAAGTGTATTTGCATCTCTCGTAAGCAGAATGATATCTGGCAAATCAATCTGTTCCAGAATTGTTACCATGTTTTTAATTTCCTGTTCTTTTTTCACTTCTAAATCCATCATATTTTCATCACCTCGTCATTTCTGTATGTCTTTACATGACCATAATATGCCACCTAATAGCATTTGTCAATATATTTTGTTGTTTTTGTGGCTTTTTGTTGTTTTAAAGACTTTTTCTATTGACTCTTTGCGTAAAAATGATATAATCAAATCATGAAAGGCAGGTGGAAAACAAATGAACGAACGATTAAAGAAGCTGCGAAAAACATTAGACTTAACTCAGCAAAAATTCGCTGATAGATTAGGAGTGAAAAGAAACACCGTTGGGCAATGGGAATGCGGTATAAATGCAATTACCGATCAAGTTGTTTTTTCTATATGTAGGGAATTTGATGTAAACGAAGAATGGCTCCGAACTGGAGAAGGTGAAATGTTCGAGCAGATAACCGAACAGCAGAAATTATTGAAATATACCGGTATGCTGTTAAAAGATAAAGACTCTGCAATAGTTAATGCTATCCAGTCTTTTATTGTTACGTATGAACAGCTGGACGATACAAGCAAGGCAACTTTAGAAAAGATTGCACAGCAATTTGTGGACAATTTAAAAAAGAGCCAGTAACCTGACTCTTTAAGAATTTACTTACCAAGGTAACTCCGGATAAACACCAGTATATCCCGTACTTTTTCCGGAGATTCTTTATTAAGTAATTCAACAATAAAAGTTATGTCATTTTGCTTGTTATGTTCATCTTGACTCATATGTAACCCCTCCAGTCTCGGCGTTTCCGAACGTATGTTTGTTTTTATATTACATCTTGAAACAAATATTTTCAAGAGTTTCACAAACATTTGTTCTGTTTATTATACTTTCTACTATAATAACAATCCAAAACTGGAGAAGTAACGCGATTTTTAAATTTGTCCGAGAACTCGGACACTTATTTGTACGGAGAGTCATATAAATCAGATATTTTGACTTTCAGTCCTGCTGCCAACTGCTCCAATGTGTCCAACCGCGGTGATTTTCCATTCATAATATCATTTATGGTGGATTTTGGGACTTTGGTCATCTGTTCTACTTGACGCACCGTTAGATTTCTTTCGTGCATGATTTTAGATAATAGGATTTCCATGTGGATATTATCTGCTGGAGATTCAAAAGATATACTCACAAAGTATAATAGGAAACGGAGGCTTTATATATATGGATAATTCTATCGCAATAGGGCATGTTATTCGTATACTCGATAATTATACAGTCATTGTTGATGCCGGCGCAAGTTTATTAAAAATCGGTGATTCCATACAAATTTATCAATTAGGGGAGCCTATTTTAGATCTGGATGGAAACGAACTTTCTAAATATATTTTTATAAAAGATATCCTTAACGTAATTGACGTTCAGGATCAGTACTCTATTTGCAAAAAAGAAAAAACAGTACCCAGGAAAAATCCTTCTTCTTTTGTTTTATCCCCACTCCTGTTGGGCGAATATCCTCAAGAGCAAGAAAAACTCAAAGTAAACGAAAGCGATATTGAACCGCTTGGTTTTATCGATTCATACATTAAAATTGGCGATTTAATAAAACTTGCTTGACATTTTATTTTGGCAATGGTAAGATGAAGTTCAACAGAAATGGTCGTTGTTGAGATGACTAGCGAGAATCCCTCTTACCGTTGTTCGGAAGGAGGGATTTTTTCTATATATGGACGATATTACATATGATAAACCATTCAAAACATATGAAGAACTCATTTCCATCATGGAATCTCGGCATATTGACATAGCCGATAAAGCTTTCGCAATGCAAGCTTTAGAAAACTATTCTTATTATGGAATTGTAAATGGTTACAAAAATACTTTTTTGCAAATGGATAACACAGATAATTTTATTCCTGGCACCAGTTTCGAGCAGCTTTATACATTACACATTATCGATACAGCTCTCAATAATATTATTTTTAAATATATACTATTTTTAGAAAGGGCATTAAAATCCAGAATTTCATATCTGGTAGCTCGAAAATACGGCGTATACACTCTCCCACGCGATTACAGTTGCTCTTTAGAAAACGATTATCTTTACCGAAAAAATTATTCAAACTCTAACGGGAAACGCAATAATGTATTACGCAGTTTGAAAGAAAGAATTTCTCGTGATAATTCCAGTCCCATTATGCAGCATTACTTAAATCATAAAAATCATATCCCACCGTGGATACTTACCACAAGCATTCCTTATGGACTTTCTATCGAATGGTATAACATACTGCGCAATGACGACAAAAAGATTATCTGTGATTCTTTTATTTCTCCAGGTGCATTTAATGAGCAAAAAACTAAAGAATTTGTTCGAAAAGTTTTTGATCTTACCAAAGAATATCGAAATAAAATCGCTCATGGTAATCGAACCTTTAGCATGATAAATTTACCGCAATTGCCGAAAGAACAGCTTTTATCTTTGACTTTTAATGCAATATCTGAAGAAGAATACAATCTTCGTATAGGGCAAGATGATACTTTGGCTGTTATCCTTTCGCTGATAGTTATGCTTTCAGATAATTACTTAATCAACAACTTTTACACCGAATTATGCAATGTACTTTCCCCTTACGAAACAGTTAGCTTCAATGATCAAAGTATTTTTGATGTGTTTGGTTTTCCTAATGATCTACTTGATCGTTTAAAAAAACTTATTATGCAAAAATTCAATTAAAAATCTATATTGCAGATTTACTAAAACAAACAAAACCGCTCCTGCGCCAACAGGAACGGTCATAGGATGAAACATACGCCAATATGTTTCTTTCAGTACTCCGAAGAGATACATCAATTTTCCATTCAATATTGTATCATCTCCGGAGCAGCCACGCAAGAGAACTAATCGTAACTATATAAACAATTACATTTTTGTTTCCAAAAGAAATGAGGTGAATATATGGGACGTAATTTAACAAAAGAAGAGCTTAAACGACATAAAGAAAAGGCTTTGGCAAAAATGGAACACTATATCGACTCTTTGATCAATAGTCCAGATTCTAAAACCAGTGGAAAAGCTGACAAATTAAGTTATTGGCTTGAAGATTGGTCTACTTTTCTCGATTTTGAATCTCGTTTTTCCCCATCCAGTTTAAGAAGATACAAACGAGGTGAAATCATAAAAGTCCATCTTGGTTATAATATTGGTAGCGAAGAAGGTGGGTTGCACTATTGCGTTGTTGTCGAAAAAAATAATTCAAAGAACTCCCCTGTAATAACTGTTGTTCCGCTTACCTCTGTTAAGAAGAAATCTGATGTAGATCATCTTCATAAAGGTTGTATCTATTTAGGTAACGAACTATACACAGGGTTAGTTTCCAAAATTACTTATATTCAAAGACCTCTGGAAAAGAAAGTCTTTGACCTCAAGAAAGAAGTTGACGCCACTTACAAAACTCATCCAGAAGACATGCATAAATTCCAAAAGGATTTAGAGGATTGTGCAAGGGATTTATTGTTATTAAAAAGAATGAGAAACGAAATCAATAAAGCAAAACTTGGTAGTATTGCTTTAGTTGGACAAATCACAACCATCAGCAAAATACGAATTTATGATCCGAAAACTAATTTCGATATTTTAAGCAATGTAAAGCTTTCCAACGAAAAGCTTGATCGCATAGATCAGGAAATTATTTCTAACTTTACAAATAGAAAAATTTAAAAATCAACATATTTTATTGACATTTTCATATAATGAGGTATATAATAAATAAGCTAAAACAAAGCCGTTAACCGGCAGTATACAAGACAATGCTCCCAGTCATCTGGCGAGCCGTATTTATTGAAAGACCTCGTAGAAATGCGAGGTCTTTTACGTTATATAAACATTTTTTCAAAATAAAACCGCTCCTGCGCCAACAGGAACGGCTCAAGACTAATGCCCCGAAGGATACACCAGTACGTTCAAAATATAGTGTATCATCTTCGGGCAGCCACCGCAAGCAGAACTCATGTTCTTCTGCTGGCTGTTATTTTTATACTCATTTTTACGTATATTGAAGAGAAAGGTGATATAATATGCCAAGTAAAATTGAACGCTGCGCCATTTACATCCGTGTGTCTACTGCAGAACAGATGATGCACGGTAAATCCCTGGAAGCACAAAAACAGTACCTGACCAATTACGCCAAAGAACATAATATGACCGTTGCTGGAGTTTATGCTGACGAGGGTAAAACTGCCCGTAAAGAATTAAAAAAGAGAAAAGCTATCCATTCACTCCTCGAAGATGTAAAAGCCGGAAAAATTGATGTGATCATCTTCTGGCGGATTGACAGATGGTTCCGTAACCTGTCTGATTTTTACAAGGTACAGGAAGTCTTGGACGATAATAACGTCCACTGGATCAGCACCAGTGAACCGGGAATCAATATGGAAACCAGGGATGGACGGTTGCAGCTGAATGTAGTCCTGTCTATTGGCCAGAATGAAGTGGATACCACCAGCGAACGTATCAAATTCGTAAACGAAGCATCTATCCGGCAGGGAAAACTGATCTTCGGTGATGTGAATATGGGGTACGGCTACAAATCTGGAATCATTGACGGCGTAAAACGCATGGTAAAAGATCCTGATCGAGAAGATGCCGTAAATGCTTTTTATCGTTTTTTCTTTAAGCACCATGCAAAAGGACTTTCCATGCGCTATATTCAGGAAAATTACGATCCGGATTTTACATGGGCGAATATGCGAACACTGCTGTCGAGTGAATTTTACAAAGGAACCTATCGCGGGATTCCATACTGTCCTGCTTACCTGACAGAATCCGAATGGAATAATCTGCAGGAAATACAGAACGCAAATGTTAAGCGTGCTCCTTCTGGCCGGATTTATCTTTTCAGTGGCATGATAAATTGTCCGATCTGTGGACGCAGGCTTAGCGCAAGAGGCGGTTCGTCCATTATCAACAGGAAAACAGGTGCCAAAAAAGTATACTGCTATTACCGATGCAACAAAGCTTTTATTGATCACAAATGTACATACAAGCACATGGTAAGTCAAAATCTCATAGAACAATACTTGATTGATCATCTGGAATACGAATACAATAAATTTAAAATAAAATGTGAAAAAATTGAAAAGGAACAAGAAAAAAAGAAGAAAATTCAGACTCCGGAAAAGCTCCAGAAAGAATTAGAACGATTAAATCTGCTCTTCCAAAAAGGAAGAATCGAATGGGATTATTACAGCAAAGAATATGACCGGATTGAAACCGAACTGAATGAATTGTTAAATGCGGCTCCGGAATTAGAACCTGATTATGCTTATCTGGAAGAGCTGCTGAATACAGACTTTAGAACAATGTACTACAATTTAACCCAAGAAAACCGCAGAGCCTTCTGGCATTCTATTATCCGGGAGATTCAGCTGAATACTGATCATACTGTCGACTCTGTTGATTTCTTATAGTGTCTTGTACTAACTGGTTGACTCCGTTTGGGGCGGATAAAGTT